GCGAGGAAGTCTTCAGGGGAAGAGTCCTCAAGACAGATATCAGGATACCGAGTACCTCGGCTTCCTACGAGGTGTCTAGGCTCAACGGAGGCGCGCTTGCCTTTTCGCTGCTGGAGGCAATGCAGCGCGACGTATTCTCCGTTAGTTCCTCAGAACAGCTCGCAGAGTCGAGTCTCTTCTCGATGAGAGAGACAGGTCCTGGACAGTTGATCGAGACACGTTGTACGCGACGCGTTCAGTGTCAGCTCGAGGCCTTCGCGGTCCTCGTAGCTCGTGCCGTAGTTGAGCATCACGGCCAGATCTTCTGTTCGCCGAGTGTGGTCAAAGAACCCTGTAAGGGCCGGGTCGTAACAGCAGGCGAGACATTGCCTTATGCTGCGACCATCCCGATCCAAAAGATGCTGCACCGTTTGCTGAAGAAGCATGAGGTGTTCCGTCTTATTGGAGAACCTGCCACTGACGATATGTGGCAGGCGGCCTTTCCATCCTCCTTACCGAAGGGGTGGATCTGGGTTTCTGGCGACTACAAAGCGGCTACTGACAATCTTAACCCTCGCTTGACCGAATTCACCTGGCATTCCATATGTCAGTATATGACAGTTCCGTCTGGAGCGCGTCTGTGCGATACTCCCTGGGAGGACCTTGGTCTCAAGGCCCTCACGGGGCATATCCTGGACTACTCTTCCGGACTGGGTCATTTGAAACGGTGTGAGCGGAGTTCTGAGTGGCAGGTAAGCCAGGAGTGGGGCCAGCTGATGGGCTCACCAATGTCATTTCCAATACTCAACCTCGTCAATGCAGCTGCGACGGCGGTTGGTCTGGGTTGGGATTCCCAGAGTGGTCCAGTTCTCCCCTTCCTGGGGAAATTTGGTTGCCATACGAATGGAGACGACATCGTGTTCGCGTGCCCAGAGTCATCTTACGGCAGTTGGAAAACTGCTGTTGAGGCGGCTGGTCTCAAACTGTCTGCTGGAAAGAACTATATTAGCAGTGACTTCATGATGATGAACTCGGAGTTTCGCGTACCGGTCGTAGAGTTCGGACCGGCCCAGCAGACGGGCAACCCACTTAAGGACGGGTTACCAATCCACTGGGAGCTCATTGGGTTCCTCAACCTCCCTCTCCTTTTCGGTATGGAAGGGAAGGGCCAGCATGCAGGAGAACTGATATTGGAACGGTTCGCCTGGTGGGATACACGGCCTCTGGCGCATGCCCTCGTACGAGGGTGTCCTCCTCAGGTCGGTGAGCGGCGTATGCGAGGTTTTCTTCACTACTACGAAGACCTCCTACGTCGCACCCCTCCGGGAGTCGGGTGGTATGATCCCCCCGGTCTCGGCGGCTTGGGACTCCCCTGGATAGGGGACGACCCTCGTCCGACCAGCGATGGCGACCGTCTGAGAGCAGCATATCTTTCGATGCTGGACACGAAGTCACGGCTTAAAGCAGTTCGTCCTCCGCCGACACGTCCTGTGTCGACGGTCGAGAAGCTTCTCGATGCCGCAATGCGGAAGAGAGGCCTACACGACTATCTCGTCGTCCTTCCCAAGGATTTCGAGACATATGAACTCGCAGCAATCCTCGCTCCGGGGGCCCAGTACGGGCTCGACATCGGCTCAGTTCTGGCCGAGGTCTTGGATCTGGTTTCAGACCAGGTATCCACCCCGCACGAGCTCTATGAATATCTAACCAGTTGGTACAGGCAGCCGGGAAAACCCCAGGAGAACCTGACATACGGTCAGATAGACATGCTGTATTCGCGGCAGCGCGAGTTTCGGGAACAGTCGTTTAGGAATCGGATAATGGGACAGAACCGAAAGGCGAAATCGGTTCGAATACGGGTGTCTGAACCTACATCCGTTGGCAGCTCCGACGTTTCAATACGTCGGACTGTGCCCCTGACTCCGATGTCACAGGAGACCATGCTGGTGTGGTCGGACCGTCTCGGACTGGTGGAAGACTATTTTGCCAGTCCATATACGGCTTCGATTCCTCTCACACCTGAGGTCTCCTATGATCCCTCTCTGCTGTTGGAGTCTGGAGAACCGTTAGTCCCTCATTGGGTTCACGAA